AAACCTTTTACCAAATTCTAGTTGCTGCAGGAATTCTTCCTTGCGATCGTCAGGTAATCTTTCATAGATTTCTCTTGCTCTTGGATCCATTTGTTGCAGCGCTGTAGCTGCTACCTCTGTTTCAGGTGTATCTGCTGTGGCGCCAGCAATTTGTGATGCTCCACTAGCAACACCGCTTACAACCTTTTCTGGATCTCCTGTAGCCACACCTTTAGCGACACCTCCTACAGCAGAGCCGGCTTGATAACCAGCCATGGCACCTTGTGCCGGTGCACCCACTGATGCTCCTATGACGCCACCTATTACGGTACCGGCGCCCTTAGCTCCGTAATCTAGAAGTGTACCTAGATCTTGACCCGCTTTAGCTTGAGTTTCGGCTAGCATTTTATTAGCAGCTTCTTTGCGCGCCTTTACAACATCCTCGTATCTACTGCGTTGCTTTGATGATTCGAATCCTTTTAGTGCCATGCGTCAATACTCCCTATGTCTGTTACGCTTTCAACAGAATTTAACTGCTGAAGTTCTTCATCTAACTTGAGAGAACGATGCATCTTCCTAATAAAAAACCAAGCAATTACATTCACTTGGATTCCAAATAGAACTATTAGAAATATAAAAACTGGTGTTAGATTCTCCACATCCTCTCCTTAATAAAATAAGGGGCAGGACAGTTAGGAAAAACCATCCTGCCCCTTACTAGCTTAGTCTATCTAGCCTAAGGCTTATGCAGCACCTGGGTAGTTGAGTCCAACTAGCATGCCATTAGCATTTGGTCGGACACAAACTGTGTCGTAGTACCAACGATAGAAGCCACTCCACTCATCAGTGGTTGCAGAACGACTAAGTATCGCACCATCTAGATCAGCGAAGCCTCCACCCTCAAGCTCGCAAAGCTTCCAAGTATCAGTCCTTAGTGCAATAACAGCACCCTTAGGGGCAGCACGACTGACTCGCATTGCGATGTTGTTGTAAGACAAGGAAGAGAAACCTCCGTCTGCCTTACCAACACTGCTAACTTCCTTGGTAAGATTACCGCCAGAAGTGCCTAGAAGAATCTGAGCATACTCCTGTCTAAAGCTTGGATGTACCAAGAATAGATTAGGAACAGAATCAGAGGCAATTGAAATCTCATCAAGAAGCCTCTGTAGCTCACCAAGGCTAACATCAGCCCTTGGATCTCCACCACCATCAGCACTCTGTACACAGTGGACAATAGACTGTAGAGCCTCATTGTCACCACCAGCATCAGAACGATCAACTCCAAAGTGCGAAGTAGCACTTAGGTTTCCGAAGATACCACTAGGCTCTGCATCTAGTGCAGTAATTGCAGCAGGCTCAGCGCCCCCACCAGAGGTACGAACTGAACAAGCAAGAGCAACTCCTTCTGGAACAGCAGCGGTATTTACAATCTTCTCTAGATCTACCGTACCAAGGGTAGTGCTAACAGCAGAAACTCCTACATCATCTGTATGGGTTTCATAAGTATCCATTCGGATGACAGTGAAAGCAATGTTTCCTCCAACAGCAGTAAGTAAAGCCTGAACTTTTGCGGTATCACCCGTAAAGTCCCATACTTCTCCCACACCACCAGCCTTTTTCTGGTTCAAGAAGCCGACAACTCTACCACCTGAGAAACAAGCACTATTAGCAGAGTTACGAACATCATCAACCAACTTATTCATCTCGGCATCAACATAACCGATGAATGAATTTTTGCCGCCAGACTTAGCAGCAGAAATGGCAGGACCAGTAATCTGGAACTTACCATATAGGAACCGAGCAGTGACAGTCAGATTCGCAAAAGACTGTCGAGTAGCAGTAGGTAGCGTACCACCTTCTGTAGTGAAGTCAACACCTGTGTTCCTTCCAACGTGAACTGGAATAATTACTTGCTTACCGTTCCAGTCAACGGTAGCTTTTTCAAACAGATCGAGGGCAAGTACCTCATTATTTAGTTGTTCCTGCAGGGGTCCAAGATAAAACTCTTTTAAAATAGCCCCAAGGGAATCAATATCAGCAGTAGCCATGATTTATATCCTCCTTAGAATTCCATGTCTTTTAGAAAGGACAATGCAGCCTGTTTGGCATCCTTCATTGTCCTAGGTTTAGTATCGGCTCCTGTACTACCAGGGGCACGATCATCTGAAGAAACACCCTTGACTCTCGGGGGAGCAGAATTCTTTGTCTTCTGTTCCTTTGAGTGCCTAGCGATTGCACCTTCTTCAATTGACGCGATAAATGTATTATACCTTTCCGCTACATCTAACACGCTAACATTAGGATCCTGCACAACAGCATGAAGAAGAACCTGCTCATTAACAGCAGGGTACTTATCAATTGCATATACAAGTTCCTTTTGCAATTCATTCTGTGCCTTAGCAACTTCGAATTGATGAATCCGACTTTCCAAAGCACCGTATCTCTCATCAGTAACAGTTTCCACTGTACTATGAGAAACAGAATCACTATCATTCATGTAATCATCTAGCCAAGAACTCTTGACCTCAGGTTCAGAATGATCTACAGACCCAGCAACAGGTTGCTGCAAAGAAGCGTATTGCGTCTTCATTGCTTCTAGTTGAGATTTGAGAGTATCGTTCTCACTCCGCAGTGTATTCCTAGTCTCAACTACACTCTTAAATCTGCCATATGGAATCGCATGACCAGACTCGTCCTGTGTTTCTGTCTCTGTTGAAGAAGAACCCTCGCGGGTTCCTTCAGTCGTTGTAGGCTCCTCTACATGAGTAGATTCCTCTGCAACTGTTTCTACCTCCGAGTCGGGAGAAGTATTAGAATCAGCATTTAGTGCTGATTCCAAATTGCTTAACGACTCTTTATCTAATAGGCTCATAAATTCCTCCAGTATTAACGTGGCTGCCACGATGACAAAGCCCTTTTTGTCATATTAAATATACCTCAAAACTGAATAATCAACCTTTCCACCCTTTGCCTTGCGCGGTCATGGTTTTATATCTAGAGACTAACCCCTTAGGACAGTTGTATTCCTCGGCTAATTTAGCTATGCCACCCGGGATGTCGTACTCTTCCCACCATACTTTCTCTTTGATTTCTTCAATCTCTCTAAAAGTAAGTTGTGAGCTACCCTTCCTACGAGGTTTCATGTTTGCTACTTTCTCATTCAGTTCTTCCCAGTTGACTTTACTCATTTCATTTGTTCTCCCAAGGAGCTAGCTGATGCTGATTCCCACTCATCATCATTCCACTCCTGTTGATTAGAATATAGTTTACCAGTATTCAGTTCGAATTTTAATTTCTCTGCAAGCGACCCGGGTCGTTTACCCAGTGTCTTTTCTGCAATATAATAATCTGCTTGGTCTAGACCCATCAAAGCTAGTGAGGCAGCGAATACAAGGTCATCATGTTGTCCTGTAGCTGCTTCTGGTCGACCATTGTTGTTATATACAAAAGAATTAATTTCATACTTAAGTCTCTGACAGACAGGAGCAAGCGACATCTTATTAATGTTCTCCTGAATTCTAGACAACATTAGCGGTCTAGTTTGAGCAGAGGTGTTGAAGCCTAGTTTCTCAATATAACGATCACCAGCTTTATCATACGTCACCCTTCTAAATAGATGCGGATAGTTAGCCATTTGGAACTTCTCAATGACTGCCACACCGTGATTGTTAGACTCTATAACAACCAAGGCGTTATACCTATTGGATAGGTCTAGGATGTCTTGTGCGAACACTGAGATAGGTTTATGGGCATAATATGTAGCCACCACCTCCATGGCTAAGTGGTTGGTAACATCAATGACACAAGCTGCAGAGTAGTCACCATCAGGTGAGCCTCCCGCAGTATCAACACCAATAATATAAGAACGATATTCTCTGGGAGGGTTGTACTCAATTAAACCTTCCTGACTGATTAACAATGCCTCAGGATAGGTATGCCTAAAGAACTTGGTACCTGTTGTAATAAATGCTAGTGAAGGAGAGGCGGGATACTCTTGATGAAAGATGTTAAGATCACCAGCACACTTGGTATCAATGGTTTGTCTAACCCAAGCAATCTGTCTTTCAGAGAGGTTATACTCAGACTGATAATCAGACTCCCATCCTGTCTTGTTAGGTAAGGGGAGCTTCGTCTTATAGTTACGATCCTTAAACCATGGAATAAAGAACTTATCAAAGCCACTGTCTTCCATCCACAATTGATAACCTTCGTTAAGACCATTGGCTGTAGTTTCAATAATGATCTCTGCATTGTCAGTTGCTGTCTGGAAGATAGCAGCAATTGATTCTTTAAGATTGGTATAGAAGCAAAGCTCCGATACATGGATTGCATGGAAGGTCGACCCACGAAAATGTGAGGATGATGCTGACGACACCTTAAGAGTACCACCATGAAAGAACTTAAGTTCATTGGTGGAAGACGCGTCGTACTTGAACTGCAAGAACGAAGGCAGGTTCGAATAGAACCTCCGATATATCTCGAAGATATTTTTTACAGCAGGATGAGTATGTGCGACAACAGCGCACTTAAAGTTGGGGGTGAACAGAACCCTCCAGAATAACCTAGCAGCAATTGCAGTTGACATACCCAACTGCCTAGCCTTAAGAGTATAGATCCAAGGATTCGAGTTAAGTTGTTTATAAAACTGTTTCTGTGCAGTGTTAGGTTTGAAGGGTACGAGCTTACCCTTCTTATTGGTTATCTTAAGATATTGACAGAAGTGGTCAAAGTCCTCTTGGCACTTCTTAACTTCTGTTAAAGTTTTCTTAGATTGCTTTGGCAAACTCCATTAGCTCCACTGTGCCTTTTGTACAACTTCCCAGATAGTTTTGCTTCCATCAAAGTAGCCAACCACATCACATGTCCAGTCATATGCTGAAGCGGCGGTAGTACCGATGTTCTGGATGGCATAGTCGCTGGTACTACCATTGATTGTATCGGAGCCAGTCTCTCCTTGCAACGCTACCTGAACACCATTGATACTGCCCATTGAAGTATCTTGTTGAATGACAATTCTATATTTTACATAGTTGGATGAGCTTGACCATGTTGCATCCAAAGTGGGTAGAATGAAAAGATAAATATGGGTATCTGTATACGCAGAAGCAGGTTGCCATTTGATAAGCCTAATTGCGTCTGACGCAACAGCAGGTGCGGTCAACTGTGAATTGCTATATTTGCCGGCACTAACATAAAGCCAGTTATTAGATGTACCTGACCCATGGACGGGTAAGTGTGTATTCTTGACGAAAGTATCTGGATGTGTATGTGC